CGTGTTTTCGAAACCAATTACAGCCGCTCTCAAACCACCTGTGATTTTCAAATTAGCGTTGTACTGATATTCATCCTGAACATAAAGGTCAAGACGAGATGTTTTCAAAACTTGCATTGGTTCGATTCCACCAGGTAATGCTGAATAACGAAATTGGAATCTTGCAGGAGCAAGAGTTGAAGGTCTTCCACCGTTAGCTAATGATTGATTAGCTGCTGTGTAAAAATCTGCAAGTGAATTGAAGATGTATACACCGTTTGATGCGGGGAAGAACAAATTGTTAGAACGATATTTTTCAAAGTTCACACCAGCAACCACAGTATGCTTGTCCATGAATTTGGTCAAATTGTTTGTGATGTGGAATGTGTTGTAATCCAATTTGTTACCAGGAGTGAATGGGTCAAAACCTACAGAAGTGTAAGTTGCGGTACCATTCATGATATCAATAGTTGGAAACATCTGTGAAAGATATCCTCTATTTTCAATCTGCTTGTCATAACCAACAATCAAGTTGTTGTGTAAGGTATTGGAGAACTTACTGTTTAGTTCCAATACTGATGAACGTGTATTATCTTGAATGATGTATCCACTGTTCTTGAAACTCATAGCATTGAACTGAGTAGTTCTGTTTCCTGCACCTGCAGATTGAGAGTTTGAAATGTTAATCTCAGCTTCAGAATTGTGCCAAACATAACGAGCAGTTAATTTGTGTTTGTCGTTAATGTTCCAGTCCATTCTTACCAAGAATTTTTCAGAAGTGTTAGAGTTGTTGTACCCTTCCCAAGGACCCGTCTCATAATTGAAGTTTGTTCTCATAAAATCGGAAAGAGTTTTCATATCCGAATATAAAACTCTTGAGATTTGAGAACCAGCTAATGGAGAACCCTGTGAAATCCAAGTTGTTCCAGGTTCGGTTTTTGTAAGTGTTTCAAAGTTACCAAAAATGAATAATTTGTTTTTGATAATAGGAGCACCTAATCTGAAACCTCTTGTTGTTTCTTCGAATTTCGAAGCAGTTACAGTTGTTCCTTTAGCGTTGTTACCAACATAACGTTGGTTGTCTCTGTTAAACTGATAGTAAGAACCCTCTACTTTGTTGGAACCACTTCTAGTAACAGCGTTGATTCCAGCACCAACGAAACCACTCTGACGGATGTCAAATGGAGCTACGTTGATTTGTAGTTGGTCAATCGCATCCAAAGAGATTGCGGTTGAGCCAGTTCTACCACCAGCCTGAGCTGAAGAACCAAGACCGAAACCATTGTTGAACTGAGAACCGTCAATAGTGAAGTTGTTCAGCCTGCTATCAGCAGCTCCGAATGAACGACCGTCACCCATTGGGTTGTACTTTGTGATTCCGTCGATTGTTCTTGCACCAGTAATGGGAACAGAAGTGAGCTCTCTTCTACCAAATTGCTGAGACGCACCAGTTCTACCACTACTGAAGATGTTGTTTTTGTTAGAACTTACAACAACTTCTGAAAGTGTTTTAACTTCATCAATCAACACAATTTCCAAGGTAGTTGCAATACCTAAATTTGTATTGATGTCAGAAAGTTCCTTCATTTTGTAACCCACATTAGAAACGTGAATAACATAAGGACCACCAGGACGTACAGCAGGAATGGTAAAGGTACCAACTTTGTTTGTGATAGCACGATATTCAGAACCCGTAGGTTGGTGAACAGCATGTACCGACGCTCCCGCTAAAGCATCTCCTTTTTCATTTTTCACTACACCAGACAGGGCGGATGTTGTAATTTGCCCGAAAGATGCGAGAGTCACGAACAAGGATAAAAGTGACATCATGATTGCTTTTTTCATGTTTGTTTTGTTTATTGGTTTATAAATAAAAAATCCCGAGGACTTGCGTCAACGGGACTTGTATATTTGCGAATTTATAGTTCGTCAGGTCATAGTAAAAATTTGTCATAAAAAAAACTCTCCTACAATTCATAAGTATACCCGAAACAGCGTGAGTAAACTTAATAATATCAAGAAATCTTTAAAAAGTCAATTTAGTTTGGTCTCTGAGAAAATCACACTCGTACATCTCGCAAACTTCAGGTCTAATATCATATATTGAACAGGACCTGATAAAATTATTGTAAAAAATACATGATTTATTTGGCGAATCAAAGTTAATACGAAGACAAGGGTAACTGTTGGGGTTCTGCCAAGTTGTTTTTTCAGGGAACAGATTTTTTCCTTCTTCGTAGTCTATAAAAACTTCCGAGTATGTAATTTTTCTACCAAATTTGGATTCTAATCTTGATAAAAAATCTTCTGTATCCCTGTGCGGTCCTATTATATAGTCTCTATTTTCAATGGAGCAGCAACTACCGTGGTAGTTATCAACCCCCCAACACTTGTTACTACATATATTACAATTTGTACCCATATAAAATTTGGTGGAGAAGACGGGAGTCGAACCCGTGTCTTGTTCGCGATAACTATAAGTGACTACACGTTTATTCAATTGGTTCTCAATTGACAAATAGGTAGTTTATATCAGGAAAACTATCAAAACTGTTCCTAACCGGATTTTCATGAGCCGTCAGGTTTGCTCCAACACTCTGAGGTGGTGTTACACCGTAGGGACTTCTGTTCCTAGGTTTTATGTCCGTCGACCCGAGTGTCATCACTTATATTAAGCAACAACAGGAGCTTCTTCAGCAATCAAGCCAAGAGAAGCCATTTTAGCAAAAGTATTGCCAGTTGTGTTTCAAATCAGTTTTTAAAGGAGTTAATTCAGCTCCTACGTGCCACCTATACCTATACACGCCAATCAATAGCCATTTCTTCCCCATATTTTCAAAGAACAGTACAAATATAAGAATAAATATGATAACAACAAACTGGTTACCATTCATAGAGGTGATGATAATGAGATTTGAACATTGGGAAAATGAAATCTTCCTTGCTCACCTCAACAACTCCGATACCAAGATAGGAACTATTCATATCTTCGTATTGGTCCACAAATTCATAGGTTTTTTTGTGTAATCTTTTGATTTCATTCCAAGCAAATCTTGCACCTTTTGTACCCTTATTAGCAATGTCGTGGAAAATAATAAATTTTGGTCCAAACATTAGCGCGGTATAGTAATCTCGTTTAATACATTGATAAGAATGACAAGCATCGATGAATATTAAATCGAATTTTTTGTATGGAGTTATGTAGTCCCCACCCTCGACTCTTTCGAAAAGGTAAGGACTTTGGGATTCTATTTGGTGATACCAAAATCTTATATCTCGGTATTTTGTTTGGTAAGTGTGAAGAATGTCGGAAGCAGGAATAATATCAAGTGCGTGAGATTCAAGATAAGGTTGATATTTTAGTAGTAATTCATTCATGATTATGAAAGTTCCTCCATATCTTACTCCCATCTCAAAATATGAGTCAATGTCTTTGTCTTTCAAGAAGGTTAATAATTTACTGAATTGGTTTGGATATTGCCAAAATTTGATTCCCCATCCAAAGTACGGTTCGAACCTTTTCGGTATTTCATTCAGATATTCGTCATTCATTCCGAAAGTCGGAAGTACCTCTTCAATTTCTTTTTGTGTTGCGGATTTGAAGTCAAAGTTTTTGACTGCTAAAATTGCTTCGTCTATAGATTTCATTAAAAAAATATAAATCTAAAAGAGTATTTATCAATTATGGCGGCAGGAGATTCTTTTTTGAATTTGATAAATTTCACCAAAGGTAAAGTCAGACCAAGTGAGCTGATTGATGCCGACCCGTTGATTACCGATGTAAAGGTCAATAAAGAAAATTTGGGTCAGAGTTTAGTTGAATTATCCTACGTTAGTACTGGTGATTTTTTGAGGGGTTTCGGATTTTCAGATGATGACTCTTGGTTTTATGAAAGAGTTACAAATCCTCATTATGATTATGATTTTTGGTCTTCGGATAGCATGGATGATGATTTTCGTCAGGGATATTCGATGAGTTTTTTTAATGATTCGAATAAAGAATTAATTACACAGATTTCTAATTTAATATCAAAAAATGAAATAGATTTTGATGACAACGATTCTGTTGGAGAATTTTGGGATGTCTTAAGCGAATTATTTTCAAGAGATTATTCTCAAATCATTTATGATTTATCTTGGGAAAGAAATAGAGGTATGACTGAATCGGCGAGAAACACAATCGAGAATGATTTGAAAGATTGGGCAAAAAATCATGACTTCAAATTGAATTCGAGTGAAAATGGTGTTTGGATAACAGCTGCTGATTTGATTTCCAACTTTATAAAGTATAATGTTCCTCATGAAAATATAAAAAAACTAATAGAATTGATGACAGAACAAAATGACCACGTTTTTAATTGGTCTGAAGACATTTATGAATATGAAGATATAAATTATTTTGATGAAGAAAGTTTCAATAGAAGTGCGGAAAGAGAATTAGAAAATATTTTATCAAAAATTCAGGACACAAAAGAAAGTGAAGGGGTTAACATGAAAGAATTTTTAAATATGATTAGAAGAATCCGTGAAAAATTTACGGTGAATACGATGTATAAATTACCCAAAAAAAATAATGTAGAATTTGCTGTGACGGGATTTGACATTAATACAGGTAAAATAAATGTCAAAATTATCTTACATGGTCAGAGGGCCAATAAAGTTAAAGTGATATCACTATCGGAGGAAAACTTTTACAATTTATTATACCAACCGACACTATTTGATTTGGAAGATATGTAAGAAACACTTACATTTGCAGGATGAATCAAAACATAGAGTTTCTCAAAGAAGTGCTAAGCATTCCAACCAAAACTTACAATGAAGAATTGATGATTGAGTTTTTGGTTGAATGGCTTGAAAAAAAAGGTATTGAATATCATCTGGATGATATGGGAAATGTCTACGCAACAAAGAAAAGTGGAGAGGTTCCTGCTGATTTTTATTACCCTTGTGTCTTATCTCACACAGACACCGTTCACTCGATTAATGAAATCATCGTTAGAGAAGAACAAAAACCAAATGCTCAAGGTTTTCGTAAATTAGCCCTTAAAGGGTATACAACCTCTGGTAAACCAACAGGTATTGGAGGAGACGATAAATGCGGTGTGTTTGCATGTCTTACACTTTTAGACGAATTACCATTTCTTAAGGCCGCTTTTTTTGTTTCCGAAGAAACAGGTTGTCACGGTTCTCGTAATGCCGACCCCAAATTTTTTTCTAACGTAGGATATGCAATTCAGTTTGATGCTCCCGAAAATTGGATGATTACTGAAAAATGTTTTGGTCAAATTCTTTTCGATAGAGATACTGAATTTTTCGAAAAGTGTGATAAAGTCCTAACCGAAGGTATGGTTAAAGAAGACATGGAATACATGGTTCACCCATACACTGATGTTTATGCTTTGAGAAGTAAATTTGATTTTTCTTGTATTAATTTTTCAATTGGATACTACGATTATCATACTGCAAATGAATATGTAGTTGTTGAAGATGTTTTCAAAGGAATTGAACACGGTAGGAAAATGATTTCTGAACTAGGATATAAGTTATATTACAAGAAATCTAATGAATATAGGTGGCAATACGAGAGTTTCTAATTTTTCTTTTCATTATCGTGACCACATTTGTGACATATATATTTGTCTTTTCCACCTTCATCTAATTTCCAAGTCCAACCGCATTTGTCACAAATTACTTCAGTTTTTGTGACAGCTTCTCTTATTATCTTCCTTATCAATTCTCTCATATTACTAAATATAAAAAAAAGGGACTAGCGTCCCTTTTTCTGTATTTTGATTTCTTCTTTATCAACTTTGATGTGGTACTTTTTATTTTCCAAAATTTTACCAGTCAAAACTTCCTCGGAAAGAAGGTCTTCAACTTTGTCTTGGATTGCTCTTTTGAGAGGTCTTGCACCATAGAGGTCATCAAATCCAATTTTAGCTAAATGTTCTACTAAAGTTTCATCATAAGAAATAAGATAATTTTGTTCCTCAAGTCTTGTAACTAATTTTTTGAGTTCAATATCTGTGATTCTTTTGATGTCCTCTTGAGACAAAGAATTGAAAACTACTGTGTCATCAATTCGGTTAATGAATTCAGGAGAGAAAAAGTTTTTCATCTCTTTCATTAACATCTGTTTTTTTGCTTCCTCGTTTGAATATGAATTTGAACTAAATCCAATTCCTGTTCCGAAATCTTGTAGTTTTTTAACACCCAAATTAGAAGTAAGAATAATCAAAGTATTTTTGAAATTGATTTTTCTACCTAAACTGTCGGTAACGTGTCCGTCATCTAAAATCTGAAGAAGAACCGTGAATACATCTTTGTGTGCCTTTTCTACCTCGTCGAACAAAATCACTGAATAAGGTTTGTTTTTAACTTTTTCTGTGAGTTGTCCACCTTCATCATAACCAACGTAACCTGGAGGTGCACCTACTAATTTGGAAACGGTATGTTTTTCCTGATATTCACTCATATCAACTCTAATCAAAGAGTCTTCAGTACCAAACATTTCTTTCGCTAATTGTTTAGCCAAGTGAGTTTTACCAACCCCTGTGGAACCTAAAAACACAAATGAACCAATAGGACGATTGGGGTCTTTGATACCGAGTCTGTTACGTTTGATTGATTTTACAATTTTTTTAACAGCCTCATCTTGACCAATTACTTTATCCATAAGAATCTTATCAAGATTCAATAGAGCTTTAGTATCGTCAACACTCATTTTGGTTACAGGGATTTTTGTCATATTGGAAACAACATCATACACATCGTTCAAGACAATTTGTTGTTTGTCTTTCTCTAATTGCTCTTCAAATTTTCTTTTCTCCGCATCAAGTTTGTCGATTAACTTTTTCTCGGTGTCACGAAGTTGAGCTGCTTTCTCGTAGTTCTGTTTTTTTACAACATCCATTTTTGCATTTCGAATTTCTGCTGCTTTTTTCTTGAGTTCTTCGATTACTTCAGGTACTTTGAGTTCTGTTTGCATTCTTGCACCTACCTCATCCAATATGTCGAATGCTTTATCAGGAAATTCTCTGTCTGTTATATAACGGTCTGCAAGTTTTACACAAGTTTCAATAACTTCATCGGAGTAATAAACTTTATGAAAAGATTCATATTTGTCACGGACATTTTTCAAAATCTGAATTGTCTCGGCAACCGTGGACGGTTCCACCATAACTTTTTGAAATCTACGTTCCAAAGCTCCATCTTTTTCTATGTTTTTACGAAACTCATCTAAAGTTGTTGCACCGATACATTGAAGTTCGCCACGAGAAAGAGCGGGTTTAAAAATATTGGAACCATCCATAGAACCAGCTGAGTTACCTGAACCAACCAAAGTATGAATTTCGTCGATGAAAACGATAATGTTCGGGTTTGCTTGAAGCTCTTCGATGATAACTTTCATTCTTTCTTCGAATTGCCCTCTGTACTTTGTACCAGCAACAACCGATGTCAAATCGAGATTAACGATTCTTTTATCGACAAGATTACGAGGACAATCTCCATTTACAATCTTAATTGCAAGTCCCTCAACGATTGCGGTTTTACCACAACCAGGTTCACCAATAATGATTGGATTATTTTTCTTTCTACGAGATAGGATTTGAGCGATTCTCAAAATTTCACGGTCCCTTCCAATAACGGGGTCAAGTTTACCTTGTTCTGCTAACTTATTCAAATCTCTACTGAAGTTATCCAGAACGGGAGTAGTTGTATCAGAATTTTGTTTCTGTTTCTTACTCATTGTCTTGTCATCATCGTCTAATAAATCATTCATAGTTTTTAATTTTTACAAATGTGAATCAAAAATTGGACACTACCAAAATTTTTGACAAAGTGTCATAACTTTTTTTTATTTATGTAATTTTGTCAGTGATACAAAAAAAGAACTTACTTTTTGTCATCGATTTGAGAGAAGGCACGTAAGTTGACAACAACAATTATAAATAATAAATTTTTAAATAAAAACTAAAACCATGATTTATTTGAACAACGACTTCAATGAAATGTTTGACAAAATTTTTGGACAAACACAAACATCTCCCCATTGGAAAACTACATTAGTAACCAAATCAGAAGACTCTGAAAGTTATGAAATAAACCACACGAATGACGGAGCTTATCTATTTTTTGAAGCACCAGGTTTCAACAAATCGAATCTCAAAGTCGAAATGGAAAACGGGGTTCTTTATATTAACGGTAAGAGAACTTTTAAGTTAAATGGAGAAGAAAAAGTAAGAACAATAAAAAAAGAATTTAGAGTTGGAGATGATTACAACGCTTCATCGATTGAAGCAACTATAGAAGATGGTTTACTTACGGTATTCGTACCTAATTACAAGAAACAAGAAAAGAAAAGAATCAGTCTCCTCTAAATAGACATCCGTTAATCCCTCACTCTTTGGTGGGGGATTTTTCTTTCCAATCCACTATCATATGTATTCTGTCAATATCTCCGTTATTCTCAACCCAATGAATGTATTCATCGTTAGCGATTTCCCAAATTTCTCCTACTTTTAAATTTTTACTTTCTTTATTTATGTAGAAATAACAATCATCATTTGTTTGTATCGGAATGTGTAATCTTCTAAATAACTTGGCAAATTTGAACGTGTCAATATGTTTTGCAATTTTTTTCTTTGATGGTAAATTTACCATTATACAAGATTGAATATCACCCTCACCCAAAAGTTCCGAAATTTGTGTGGTCAAGTTTTTTATGGGTTTTTCAAAATGTTCAAAGTTTTCTGTCAATTTGATTTCATCGATTGAAAATTTCTCATCAAAAATAACTGGTATAGTTTTAGTTTCTTGGAAACAGGCAAATTTTTCTTGTCTGAAAGTATATCCATCCCAACTCAAACCGCTTGAGTTTAAACATTCAAAAAACTCTGTCGTATTTAACTTACCAATAAATTTAAAAGGGGGTCTAATCATATAATATATTTATATTCATCAACTTTAATTTATAAATTAACCATGGCAATAACTAAAGAAATTATCGATGGTACAAAAATTACCAATGAGATAAAATCATCGAATCTCAAAAAAACTGTGTACGACACCGAGTCAAAGAAACTTTTAGTTGAATTCAATAATAATACAAAGTACGAATACGAAGATGTCCCACACCAAATCTATACAAGGTTTAGGTTATCAGAATCACAAGGAAAATATTTTATTGCAGAAATTTCAAAAAAATACAAATACAAAAAAGTATAGTTCCCTGACTATTTATTATGGATGAATAATTTTCAGAAGATAATTAATAGTTTTTCTCTACAAGACACTTTAAATCCAAAAGTTTGGAAAAATCCAAGTAATCCTCAAGAGTCCAAAATGGTTCCGAAGGTACGAGTTGCTTTGGAAAAGATTGCAGAAAAATTTATCGATTACTTGGGCGATGACGTTTTCGTAGAAGACGTTGTACTCATGGGTTCGTTAGCAAATTATAATTGGTCCGAGTATTCAGATTTTGATTTACACATTATGATTGATTTCCAACAGTACGAAAAAGATGCGGAACTGTTCAAAGAACTTTTTGATTTGAAGAAAAAGGATTTCAATTCGAAACATGACATAAAAATTTTTGGTTACGATGTAGAATTATATGCCCAAGGTTCTGATGAACCAAATGCAAGTACTGCAGTATATTCAATAATGAACGATGAATGGTTAAAAGTACCGAAAAAAGAAGATTTGAAAATTGATTTGGACTATCTGAAAACCAAAATTGAGTGTTGGACTCAAAAGATAGATGATGCTATAGAGGACAAAGACTTGAAAAAATTGAATCAACTAAAAGAAAAAATAAAAAATTATAGAAAATCGGGTTTGGAGAAAGAAGGAGAATTTTCTTACGAAAATTTAGTTTTCAAATTTCTCAGAAGGTCGGGACACATAGAAAAATTATTTGACACGATAAATAACGTTGAAGATAAGGAATTGTCCGTTGAGAATAAATTGGAATCTTAAATTATTCGTACCAATCGTATATTTATAAAGAAAAAAATAAATGGCGTTTTCATATTATATTGCGAGTCCCTGTAGTGGAGGAAGTGACATTTTCATAAAATCAGAAGAATTCCTCATTTCTGGTAAAATTTACGAACTTACAATCTCTTCAAGTGTCGCTTGTTGGACTGTAGTTTCTGGTCCCACAACTCCATTAGCTCAGACCGCAACTATATTTACAGGACCTTGGAACTCTTGTGTTGAATGTTTACAGGATATTACGCCCACTCCTACCGCTTCTATTACACCTACACCAACCCAAACCGCAACTCAAACTTCCACGCCTACAAATACACCTACTCCAAGTATCACTGCAAGTAATACACCGACACCAAGTATCACTGCAACAAATACTGGTACTCCTACTCAAACACCAACAAATACAGGCACTCCTACTCAAACACCAACAAATACCCAAACTCAAACACCAACAAACACGGCAACACAAACTGGCACACCTACAAATACACCTACACAAACTGGTACCCCAACACCAAGCATTACAGCTAGTAACACACCAACACCAAGCATTACTGCGACAAATACAGGAACCCCAACTCAAACACCTTCGAACACACCAACTCAAACACCAACAATCACACCAAGCCCAACACCTACACACACACCATGGCCTTTAACAGGATATAGTGTTGATAATCAATACGCATATACAAGTGAATGTTGTTATCCGCCAACAGGTGATACAACTTCCAACACCGCTTATCCACATCCTATTGATACTGACGCAGTAGGTGTTCCTTTCGTTCAGTTAAACGCAGTTAGAATAGGTGGATTTAACGGATTAAATAATTAAAACTAAAAATTGAGTATAAAATGGCAGATTTAAAACCAATTGGCAGTGAAAAACTTACAGGCCAAGATAAATTAAAAAGAATCATGGAGATTGCTAGATACAAAGAAGCAAATCCATCAAATATCAACGAAACGTCAACTAAAGAATTTGGAATTACTTTAGCAGATGGTAATGACTATCAAATCGTAAAAGAAAAACAAGGTTATATCATTAAAAAAGGAATTACTGAATCGATGGCTGACTATATTGAGCCGATGAAGAATAGAAAGTATTATTCTTCATATTCTCAAGCTTTGAAGAGATTGAACCTTTTAACAAAGGAACTCAACAGGTTAAACGAGAACGAGGAGGAAATTTCTATGTTCGGAGAACAAAGGAAAGTGGTTTTGAAGACCCCTAAACCAATGGGAAATCCAGAAGGGGAGGCGGTTCCACCACCTCCACTAGCTGAACCACCTGCAGTTCCTGCTCCAGCGTTACCACCATCACCTGATGCTTCTGCCGCACCAAGTGACTTACCGGTACCTGTTGAAGGTGGAGAAGATATGCCTCCAGCACCTGAAGGAGAAGAAATGCAAGCAGATGTAGAATCTGAAGTTTCACCTGAAGGAGATGAGATGCAAGCAGACGTTGATGTGGAAACAGGTGATGAAAAAGTTACATTCAAAACAATTCAAAAACTTACAGGAAAACTTACCCAAAAAATAAGAGTGTTAGATGGTGAAGAAGGGATGACATCTGAAAACATAAAATATGTTATCAATATGGTTTTATCTTCATTAGATTTACAGAATTTAAGCGAGGAAGATAAAGAAGAAATTATTTCGAAGTTCGAAGAAAGTTCAGAAGATTTGGGCGCAGACGATATGGAAGGAACCGATTTAACTGATGACAGTGAGGTTGAAGATATTCAAGCAAGTATGGACACTGAAGTTGAACAAGGAGGTGACATGCAAGCAGAACCTGAAATGAAAGAATACGGTCACGGAGCAATTGTAGACAGTATTTTCAAAGAATCTAAAATTGATAAAGTTATTTCAAAATATTTCGAAGTAACAAAAAAGGAAATTTTAGAATCGAAGAAAAATAAAGTTGAAAGATTTAAAGTGAAAAGAGAAGAACTTAACAAGAGAATGGAACCTGTTAAGAAAATGTCTGAAACACGTGAACAACAATTAGCTTCTCAAAAATTTTTGGAGGAAAACATAAGTTCTTACTTGGTTGGGAAAACAAACAAGAAAAACTTGGTTTTTGAAAACATTAAAGGGGAACAAGTAAAAATTTCTCCTGAAGGATTATTGGTATGAGTTATTTGATATTCGTAAACGGACTCGGTCCCAACTATAAAGGGGACAACCTTTATGAATTCATTTTCTCGGATACCAAAGATGTTTGGGGAGATTCTTGGGAAAGTAAACCATCAAATGGATATCCCGCACCTCCCGAACTAAAATATATTAAAAGAGTAGGAGTTCTGAGAAATACTGATGTAAAATTGGATTTGATTCAGAACTCCGATTTTTTTTGTATGATAGATGCCTTGGATGACGTGGTGGCTATGGCTTGGGAACCGGAAGAAGTACAAGGACAAAAAAGAATGGTTTTCCATTTTGGGGAAACCGAACAAGAAATAAAAGATAGGCTCTATGAAAGAGATTTTATCTTGGAATTTGAAAAGAAAGTAGTTTATGAAAATTAACATCAAAGCTTTACAACTTATTGAGAAAGGGTTGTCTGCTAAAACAGTAAGTAAATTGAATGAATCTGAAATCAATGTCTTACATAGTAAATTATTAATGTCCGAGGCTGTGAAAGAAATACCTGCCAAAAAAAGTTATTTGGTTGATAAAGGCGGTGGGGAACTACCACCAAACCCCAAAGGGTATGAGGTAAATGTTAACACTGACGGTACAACTACTGTGACTGCAAAAGAATCTGAAGTCAAAGAAGAAGATAATGTTGACATGGAAAAAGACCCATTCGAACTACAGTCAACTCAAGACAAAAGACAAGTAGGTCCGAGTGATTATGGTGATAATCCTCAAGTTGACAAAGAAGAGGATGCTGACGATGCTGATGGTATGGGTATTATGGAAATGAAAAAGAAAAAGGTCAATCCTTGGGCTATTTGCACTGCCCAACTTGGTAAAAAATTTAAAACAACAGAAAGACATCTTTGGAATACAAAACAAAAAAACAAATATGAGAGATGTGTGAAGGATGTGAAACAGAGTTTGAAAGAAGGAAAAAATCCTGTATCTTTATTTTTGGAATCAAAAATTATGAATATTGTGGAAAAGAATATCCCTGCAAGAATTACAAAAGGGGACTTGATGAAGTTTTTACAGGAAGACACTAAAACTGCTCCTGCAAAACCTAAAACAAAACCCAAAACTACACCTGACGAAAAACCTAAAACAAGACCTAAACATCCTGGAAAAAATCCGAATCCCGGTGAAAATCCTGCACCAAAAGCAGTTTCTCCTGAAAAGGCGAAAGATGAAGTTTTAGATTTGATAATGAAATTATTAGAAAATTAAAAATGGCTAAAATTACTAAAGAAGACGTAGACTACGGAGGAAGACGAGAAAGAATGGACCCTAATCTTGAGAGAAGATTAAAGGACCCTGAAGGTTTGTACGCAAAAAATCCTGCAATGAGAAAAGGGGTTCAAGACGTTGAAAGATTAGTAGGCGCTCGTTTTGGTAAGGTTGCTGACAAACTCAAAGAAGTAACAGGAAATCAAAATATAAGTTCCAAACAAGTTCAAGGGATGATTTATCAAGAAATGATGCGTCGTCTCCCAAACATTATGAGGATTGAAAACAGACATCGTGATGAATTAGAACAGTTAGCGGTTGATGCTTCTTTGGAAGAATCACAAGTTCCCGAAGGTTGGTTCGAAATAGAGCCTTACTTGAATCGTGAACCAATTGATGTATCAAATTTTAGATATGAGCCTGAAGAAGATGAAGAGGAAGAGGAGGAAAAAGAAAAAAAACCTAAACCTCAAATTCCTTCTTTTGATGTAGAAGACTTAACAGATGAAGAAGAACTCGAATTAGAAAAACACAAGAGAAATATTATCAATGCTATCATTCAGGGAGCAGCAAAAAAGGGACATTACATTTTCCAAAAACCTGAAGTAAAGGATAGACTTGATGCAATTGACCCAAGTTTATACGGAGATTATTTGGGTATCATGGCAATCAATGATTTTCTTTATTTTACAATGGACCAAATGATTGAGATGATGAGTCAAACTGGTCAGGGTGTTGCAGGTAAAGTTGAATTAGAGGATACAGATGACGATAATGAAGACGAACAAGAAGGAGAAGAAAAACCTGATACAAAAATAAAAGCATACGGTGCAATTTTTCCAATTTTGTGTCACGAAATCATTAAAGGTTTAGAAGAAGCTAAAGGTAGACACGGTTTACCAAAAGACCCAGAAATGAGACAGAAAGTTATGGGTCAAGTAGACTTATTGTCCAATGAACCAATGCAATTAAGGATAGGTCCTGAAATTGTTGAAAAAATCAGATTTGCTTTACCTGATGCTATGTTTGATGATTCTAACAAAGGTTTAATAAACTGGTTCCATATTCTATTATACCAAATACCAGCTAAAGAATTTCTCGATATAATTGGAAACGCGATATCTGAAGATGCGTCCAAAGTCAAGAAAGCAACTTCAAGATTCGAAGAAATCATGAAAGAAGCCATCGAAATGAAACAGGAATTCGATGAATACAAAGAAGAAAAAGGTGATGATTCAAGTGATGATGACGAAGACGACTTGGATGATTTTTTGGGTAGTTTAGGTATATCGAGACCTAAATAATTTACCTGTGACTAAAGAACAATTAATTATTGAGGTAACCAAATGTATGAGGAATACTCCTTATGCGTTGAGAACATATTTACAAACTTACGATAATACAGTTTCGAAATATGTTCCTTTGGATTTATTCCCTGACCAAGTAAGTTTGATTGAAGATTACGATTCATTCAATGAAAATATTGCCTTAAAATATAGACAGGCGGGTGTGTCCACAGTAACTGCTGCATGGGCTTCAAAAAAATTAGTTTTTGCTAAAAAACAAAAACCCGAAAAAATCCTGATTATTGCTAACAAACTTGACACTTCTGTTGAGATGGCAAATAAAATCAGGAATTTTACTGAACAATGGCCTTCTTGGGTCGGTGTTGGTTTTTCTTCAGATAAAAATTCACAGCGACATTTTAAACTCACAAATGATTGTGAAGTAAAGGCGGTTGCGACCTCAAAAGACGCACTACGTGGTTACACCCCTACAATACTGATATTTGATGAGGCAGCGTTCATTGAGGCTGACAATGACTTTTGGTCTGCGTGTATGGCCTCACTATCTACAGGAGGTAAAGTAATTGTTGTTTCCACACCTAATGGATACGACCCAATTTATTACGAAATCTACGACCAAGCATTAAGAAATATGAATGAATTCAAAATTTCTGAAATGTATTGGTATCGTGACCCACGTTACACAAAAGACCTTTATATGGTCAAAACAAACGATTTAGTACACTTCTTATTGAATAGAGAAGATTATCCAAAAGATACAGTTGTAGACTTATCGGTAGAAAATCCATATGAAAGAGACCATTCAATTACCACAGAGTATATTTCAAAAGGTTACAAACCATGTTCCTCTTGGTTTGAAGGAATGGTGAAAAAATTGAAATTTGACAGAAGAAAAGTTGCTCAAGAATTGGAGTGTAATTTCTTGGGTTCTGGAGATAACGTGTTTGAATCTGAATTGATGCAGAACATATCTCACAATCAATTGAGAGACCCGTCGGCTAAACTTATGGGTGGAGCCTTATGGATTTTTAAAGAGCCTGAAAATAACCACAAATACGTTATGGGGGTGGATGTATCAAGAGGAGATTCAGAAGATTTTTCATGTATCCAAATTATTGATTTTGATGAACGTGAGCAAGTTTTGGAATATGTCGGAAAAGTTCCTCCAGATGTGATTGCTGAAATTGCTTTTAAATGGGGGTCAATGTACAATGCTTATTGTGTAATTGACATCACTGGTGGGATGGGAGTTTCAACTGCTCGAAAAATGCAAGAAATGAATTATCCGTCAGGACTGTATGTTGACAATATTGACCCTTCCAAGAAATGGAAATATGACCCAAAATTAAATGAAAAAATACCAGGAATAAATTTTAACTCCAAGAGGGTACAAATAATTTCAGCCTTCGAAGAAGCGGTCAGACACAGTTTCAAAATTTATTCGAATCGTCTTTACAATGAGATGAATACTTTCATTTATGTCAATGGTAGACCTGACCATCAGAAGGGTCATCATGATGATTGTATAATGGCTATGTCAATGGCAATATACGTAGCGGAAAAATCATTTCAATCTTTACAAAAAGTAGTTAATCACACCAAAGCAATGCTCAATTCTTGGGCTACGTTTACTTCAGAGAATAAAAATACGTCCCAGTTTTTTAACCCAATGGTACCACAATCAAACGGTTCTAATGGTCCTAATAGACAAGGTCCAACAAGGGATGATTATCAAAAATATAAGTGGTTATTTAGTTGATAATAACTATTTATTATCACAAGGTAAGAAGTAAAATTGAATAATGGCTGAAAATAACTTAACGGTTTGGCAAAGGTTGTCCCAAACTTTTGGACCCAATTCATTATTAGGACAAGATGTTCCAACATTCAAATTCGATAAAAAAGAATTGTTGAGAACTAAAAGTAGGGACGAATATGAGCGTGAAAAATTACAGGCTCAACAAACTTTCTATTTAACAAACCAATGGGCTAAAGTAGAAAATAATCTATACTCACAGGCCATCTATTACGAACCTTCGAGATTATCGTCACAATATGATTATGAATCGATGGAGTATACTCCTGAAATTTCCGCAGCTTTGGATATATACGCTGAAGAATCTACCACAACAAATGAAGATGGATTTATACTACAAATTTACTCGGAATCAAAAAGAATCAAAGCGGTTCTAGCGGACCTTTTTAACAATACTTTGGACATTAACACCAATTTACCTATGTGGACAAGAAATACGTGTAAATTTGGTGATAATTTCGTTTATCTCAAACTTGACCCTGAAAAAGGGATTGTTGGATGTCAACAACTCCCAACAATTGAAATTGAAAGACACGAAGTTGGTGCTTCAAATAAAATTTTGGCACCTTCACAGGAAAAACCTGAAAAACCAAAAGCACTACAATTCACATGGAAAAACAAAAACATGGAGTTTCAGTCATGGGAAATTGCTCACTTTAGACTTTTGGGCGATGATAGGAAACTTCCTTATGGAACTTCAATGTTGGAAAAAGCTAGAAGAATTTGGAAACAATTATTGTTGTCAGAAGACGCTATGTTGATATATAGAACATCAAGAGCACCTGAAAGAAGAATGTTCAAAGTGTTTGTTGGAAACATGAATGATGATGATGTTGAAGCATATGTACAGAGAGTTGCCAATAAATTTAAAAGAGAACAAATTGTTGATAGTAGAACAGGTAACGTGGACATGAGATTTAACCAAATGGCTGTTGACCAAGACTACTTCATACCTGTTCGTGACCCAGCAGCTCCTGACCCAATCACTACTTTACCAGGAGCAACAAACTTATCAGAGATAGCTGATATTGAGTACATACAAAAGAAATTATTAACCGCTCTTCGTGTACCCAAAGCGTTTTTGGGATTTGAAGAAGTTGTTGGTGATGGTAAAAATTTATCATTACAAGATATAAGATTTGCTCGTACCATCAACAGAATTCAAAAAAGTATGTTGGCAGAACTTAATAAAATTGCCATTATACACTTATTCCTTTTAGGTTTTGAAGATGAATTGGGTAATTTCACTTTGGGACTCACAAACCCATCTACACAAGCTGACTTACTCAAAATCGACGTTTGGAAAGAAAAAATTTTATTATACAAAGATTTAGTAGCTGACCCTGGTAATGGAATACAAGCCACATCATCCACTTGGGCGAAGAAACATATATTTGGATGGTCTGATGAAGAAATTAGATTGGATTTACAACAACAAAGAATTGAAAGAGCTGTAGGTGAAGAACTTAAAGCAACTCCGACGGTTATTAGTAAAACGGGAGTATTTGATAATATCGACAAACTTTATGGTAGTCAGACGGGAGGCACTGCTACAGCAACCACTGGTGAAGAACCATCACCAGACATGGGAGGAGCTCCAATTGGAGGGGAAGCCCCTCTAACTCCACCGGCTGGAGGGCCTGAACTCGGAGGAGAGGAAACACCGCCACCACCTGAACCCGAACCAGCAGCAGGAGGAGTAGTAACTCCTGAATCTGTAAAAAAAGATATGAATATTCTTTTGGAGGGAAATTTTATTCGAGGTTCGGCAATTATAGATTTAGGCCAAGCACAAGATTCTTTGGGTAAAATTTCTGAAGAATTAGATAAGTTACTAGATTCATAATATTTATTTGGAAAGCCCAAATAATGACCTTCGGAAAAGTAAAAACACTTATTGAGAATAGGTTAATAGAATCCTATCAGAACCAAGAAAATTTCAAGAAATTGTTACGTGAATTTAAACACAATGTTCTTGAAAATAAAAATTTATCAAAGATTTATTCTTTGTACGACCAATTGAGTACACCACAAGGTCTATCTGAATCTGATGCTAAAGAATTCATTAGTGAAGGAGTTTCTCTTATCCAAAATTTGTTATCGAAAATCAAAATGCCAATAACTATCACAGAAGTAAAAGATAACTCTTACGAAGATATTGACACATTAGTTTACACAGCCAAGATTAGTTTGAAAGAAAGAGTTGAAGCAAAGAAAAATATTGTGGCAATTCTCACATCTAACAAAACCTCGATGAAAGAATCAATCAATCTTCCTATAAAATCGATGGTTACAATTGCAAATCAGACACTGAACAATTTCCTTACTACAATGGATGAATCTTCTAGGAAAGAATTTATGAATCTCATTTCTGAGGATTCAAATACTTTGGAAACAAAGTATGAAAGTCTTAAAGAAAAAACTATCTTGAAACTCAACTCAATTTTGGAAAATGAAGAAGAGTTCGAATTGAAAACAAAATTAGCTGAAACAATCGATAGAATTAAGAAAGAAAAATTTGACCAAGTTAATTTCTTGAAATTAAAAAACTTGGAAGAATCAATTTGATTTCTTTTTTTGTACGTAAATTGCCTTTAGAATCTGTGACCTTCTTTTCACAGATTTTTTTTTGTACTCTTTCCTTTCAGTCAGAATTTGATTTTGTTTGGTTTTGATGACTTTCGATTTTAATTGTTTTAAAGCTTTTTCCAAGTTATCACCACCTTTAATTTCAATAATTAACATATACTACAAATATCTTGTTTTTTGTTAAATTTTTGACTTATAGGTTTTATAGACCTATTTTTATCAAAATAAACTTCGATAATATGAAATTTAATGAAGAAAGGAAAAAGTGTAAAGTTGAATCTATTCAATCCGATAAAGTCAATATATGGAACAGTTGATTCAAAAAACTTAAAATCAGTATACATAAACATTCAATCATGGGTTACTCCAAAATTTGAATACGACAATTGGAACAGAGTTGTTTGTAATTTAAGCAGAGAAATAAAACATTCAGTTTATAATTCAATCTCACCTACAGTTTTCAAAGACAATAGTATTGTTGATTTGGATTTAAGGACAAGTGGCATATCTCACGGCAAGAAATCATTTTTTAATCTTGAGGTAAACTTATTTGTAAACTGTGAAACAGACTTCAAGTCAATTGAGTTAAAAGATTCTGTAAAAACAATTGTTAAAACAATTTTCAAAGAAAATATAATCAACAATCAATATTTTGTGTTTTCTACCTCCAAGAAAGAAAAGTAAATAAACTTATATTTCTCAATATTTATAACAAAAAGCCTAATGAAACAATTGAGAATATTAGAGGCAAACGAACTTGGACACGGTATATTAATTGAGATGGACGCTGGGTTTGTTTCACCTAAAGACAAACTTAACATCGAAATTTTAAGGGAATCACAAAACTTGGACTATCGTAATCCATTCGAATTTTATGCTGTTCTTCAGAAATATAATACACCAAATAGGAATGGAAGGTTTTATCCCGAAACTATTCTAAAAAGAGAAGCCGATAAATACAAAACGGCAATTTCGAAAGGTCTTTCAACCTCTGAATTGAATCACCCAGAATCATCTTTAATTGATTTGGATAGAGTTTCCCATCTTATAACTGATATATGGTGGGACAAAAATATTCTTATGGGTAAATTGAAACTATTAACAACTCCAGGTTTCCATGAAAGAGGGATTGTGTCATCAAAAGGAGACGTTGCCGCGAATCTCATGAGACAAGGAGTTACTCTTGGTATATCCTCAAGGGGTGTGGGTTCACTAAAAAAAGTAGGTGAAAGAAACGAAGTACAAGATGACTTCGAGTTAATTTGTTTTGATTTAGTGTCTTCACCTTCTACTCCTGGCGCATATCTTTTTTCAAACAAAGATGATAGAGACAAATATGAAGAAAACTTGGAAGAGGAAAAATTAGAAAAAGTCAAAGAACAAGAAGTTGGAAAATCTATTGATTTAATGAAAAAATTAACTCATTATTTGAGTAAATAATTTTAATTTATGGATGAAAAATTTTTTGTCGCAAAAATTACCTATGACCTCCCCGATGAAAATTCAGGAAAAATAAAAAAAATCAGAGAGGAAAAATTAGTAAAAGGGTTTTCAGTGACGGATGTTGAAGCAAAAGTCACAAAAAGGTATGAAAGTTTTTCTCATGATTGGAGAATTACATCAGTATCCGAAAGTAAAATCGATGAAGTTATAAAATAAGTGGTCTATGACCACTTTTTTTTTGTATCTAATATAGAATCGAAAGAGTTTTTATCTAAAGGAAATATTTATTACAAAAAGTATAATGTATTTTTATGTAACAAGTAAGGTGGGGCAAGATACTATTTCGAGATTAGTCAATGCCGCATCATGGTCTAACTGTCTTTCTTATTTGGAAGGTACAGGAGAAGACATCCAATCTATAGGGATAGTTTCCCCTAACGTAACAGTAGTTGTAAACAATCCGTCTTCAAATACCTGTTACAATATTACCTTAAAAGACCAAACAACTGAAGCTAATTCTACCTTTATTTTGGTAGATAATTCTTACACATCGGTCCAAAATTGGATTTCCCAACAAACGAATAAATTCCCAACAATTTTGCAACAGCAGGAAAAAAGTTACGTAACAGTATAATGATTACTAACTTTTTTTGTATTTGCCACTATTTATAAGTTAAAAATAATAATATTTTCGTATGCAAGAAAATAAATCATTAGTACAAGAGGCGCTCATTCAAATGAAACAAGTTGAAGAGGCTATCGCCGAAAATGCAAAAGGAATACTTGCTTCTACAATGAAGGAAGAAATCAACCAATTAGTAAAAGAATCTCTTTCCGAACAAGATGATGAGGATGAGGTTGAAGCAGATGTTGACATGGATATGGAAGACGAAGAGTCTGACGACATGGAAACAGATAATGAAGATGAAATGGACATGGAATTAGATATGGACATGGACATGGATTCTGAAGAAAGTCCAATCGACTTGACAGACGCATCTGACGAGGAAATCTTAAGAGTCTTCAAAGCTATGGGTGAAGATGACGGAATCATCGTAAAAAAAGATGGTGAAGACATTCATCTCAAAGATAATGAAGCTGATACAGAGTATCTTGTAAAAATGGGTGAGTCAGTAGATGACCTAAATGAACAACAATCAAACATGGAAGAAATGTATCACAACATGGAAGAAGAAGCAAGCACTGAAGATGTGATTAATGCTATTTTCAGTAAAGATGGTGGCGACTTGGAAGAAATGAATTTCCAAAACGACTCACTTGAAGAAATGGACGGTCAAGACGGTGACCTCGAAGAAATGGTCTATGAAATCGAATTCGATGACTCTGACGATTTTGAAATGAAATCAGACGATGAAATGATGTCTATGAATTCTGACGAAGAATCTGACACTGAAGAATTTGATATGGATATGGATTCTGAAGAGGAGTCTGATGAAGACTCTGAAGAGGAATTCGAATTCATGGAAGAATCAGGTGATGATGATTTGATGAGCGAAGAATCAGATGACGACGATGACGATGACGACCAAGAATCAGGTTTGGACGAAGCTTACAACCACAAAAAGGCAAAAAAAGTAAGTGTTAAAGGTGAAAAGAAAGGACACGGTCCTAAATTTTCTTATGAAAAAACCAAAGGTGGATTCAATGAAAAAATGAAGGAAGGTCCTAAATCTGTAGGAACTGGAAACGCTAAAAAAGTAAAATTCGGTAAGGGTGAAAACGCTGAAGTTGGTAGCAATAAAATTGTAAAGAAGGCTGAGACAAAAGAAGCGGCAAGAACTTTAGGAAATGGAAAATATTTCAGAAAAGGAGGACTTGCAAAACCAAGAGCTCACTCAAAATTCAATATCAATATCAAAGAAACTTTACAAGAAGAAGTTAGTTTATTGAGAGAAAAAAATGAAGAGTATAGAAAAGCATTGAACGTGTTCAGAGACAAATTGAATGAAGTAGCAATCTTCAATTCCAATTTGGCTTACGCTACTAGACTTTTCACCGAACACTCAACAACTAAAAAAGAAAAAATAAACATTTTGAGAAGATTCGACTCTGTAGAAAGCTTGAAAGAATCTAAAAATCTTTACAAGTCTATCAAAGAAGAACTTTCAAAAAGTGAAACAAAATCAATCAACGAAACTGTAGAAAATAAAATTAACAAACAAGTTTCTTCAGGTTCTGCGACAACATTAATCGAATCTAAAACATACGAAAATCCTCAATTCTTAAGAATGAGAGATTTAATGTCAAAGATTGGTTAAAAAATTAATAAACTAAAACTAAAATACTCAAAAAAATGGGAGCATTATTAGA